ATTTATTCTCGATCCTTTTGGCCTCTTTGGTATCAATGCCCAATGAATCGTATGTGAACCTGCGGGGTAGGTTTCCCTTGGCACCCAATCGTTTGGCCGCTTCACGCCTTGCTGATTTATCTTTATAGAGCACGTAATTAGATATCCTAGCACTGCGTCCTGGCCACTTCTTGAATATCCTCTGCATAACCTCGTTCTGTCTGTGATGGGGGAAATCTATGTCCACATCAGGAAGGTCGTCCCTGTTAGGGTTGAGGAATCTTGCCACGGGTATGTCCCACTCCACTGGGTCCACATCTGTTATGCCCAATAGGTAACAGACCAACGATGAACCAGCACTACCACGTGTCATGTGCGGTATGTCTCGTGTCATTGCGATGATGTCACATATTTGTATGAAGTAATCTACGAAACGTAGTTGAAGGATGATGCTAGTTTCTTCGGCTAGCCTATGCGTGTATTTTTCTGTGCCTGGACATTGCCTAATAAATCTATCGTACAGCCTCGTTATGTCGTTTAGTTGTTTGTCTTTCATTTGCCTATGCTTTTACTTTTGCCTGTTTGCCTTGAGCAGTTTTATTTATCTGCGTATATTATTATGTGTTAAGATTTTGGCGAAGTTTGCTTTTAGGAATATCGATGTCTCTCATATCACAAGCGGCCCTTATGACACAAGGATCACACTGTGGAGATCTCGATTTACAAACTTTCTTGGCATGTGTAATGAGCCACATGTGGGCTCCATACTTGTATTTGCTTGGTGTGGTATTATTCACTGCTATTGAGGCCTTGCCTTCGTCCAAGCTGTCGGCCCACCCCATACGCCATAACATTCTAAACACGTGAGTATCGACAGCTATGTGTGGTTCACCAAAAACAAATCGCATAACAATGTCTGAACTTTTACGCCCAACCCCAGGAAGAGTCATAAGTTCTTTTTGTGTTCTTGGGACAACACCATTAAATTTGTCTAAAAGTATTTTGCTAGTTGCGAGAATATTTTTACTTTTGGCATTGTATAAACCAGCTGGTTTGATTGCTTCTATGATTTCATCTTGAGATAATTTTACCATCTCTTCAGGCGTGTCAGCCATAGCAAACAGTTGATTACAGGCAACAGCGGTCCTTTTATCTTGACTTTGTGCAGACAACATTACTCCTATGAGACTTGTATATGCTTGAGAATAAATTTTAGCTTTTGGCTTCCTATTAGAATATTTAGGATAAAGAGAACTTAGCTTCTCGTATATGTATTCAATGTCATTATTGTTCTTCATCTGAGTGTAGTTCATTTAAGAGTTGTCTCAGTTTTCCACCTTCAACTGTGGCCTTAACTTTTCCTACGGTGTCACCTTTACGCGGATCTGGAACTTCATTTCTTGCATCGGATCCCGGAGCAGAAACTTTCGAAGTTTGTTTTAGAGAATCATATATTGTGCTTCTCTGTTTGTCGAATTGTTTGTATTCAGGATCATCTGCTAGGTCTCTGATCCTTAAACTGTCTACATCAAACTCTAAGTCCACCTTCTGTCCTACTCCGCTTGAACTCCTAGTCTTCATAAACTGTATCTGATATCTGCCACGTTCCTTCATTGCTCTTGATGTGAATATACCTATCACGTTATCTGCTGTTTGTATCTTAGATAATCCACCCGATATGTGAGAGTGATCAAACTCTATTTCTTCAACACTCGCTCTGTTCAACTGTGATGCAGTTGCTAGTATACATTGTTTTTCTACCACCAAGTTTCTAAGTTCCTCTGAAACGTATTTGTCTTTTATAAACAAGTCTGCCGGACTTATTCTTTTACTCTTAGGCATCATTAGATCCAAATAATCAATCAATATACAATCTATTTTCTTCTTATTTTTTAGTTCTAGTTCTTTAAGATATGTTCTTATGTCTAGCACCGTGCTTCCACTTGGCAAATATTTTATCTGCAAATTACCCGACTTCTTCGCCAACATCTTAACTTTCATTTCTACATTATCAATTTCCGGAAAGACTTTTTTTGTTGGAATGTTTGTCATCATTGCATCAAGCCTCATTGCAGTGAGCTGTTCACTTAATTCAAAAGAAATGTAACAAACGTTCAGACCAGCCTGTGCCCAATTCACTGCAAGATTCTGTAAGAACAAACTTTTACCTGCGCCTGATCCACCTGCAAAGATGTTTAGTTCTCCTCGATTAAATCCACCGAATAGTTTCTTGTCAATGTTATGCCAGCCAGTGCTGATCTGTCCGTTGTTCTCTTTGAGGGCCGTTAGTCTTCCCTTAGGGTCCTCGAAGTAGTCTGTCCCTAGATCACGTGTTAGTCCAACGTTTACTGCGTCCTTAACCATGTCCTCTACCGGAGCGTAGTCACCTTTCTCCAGCAAGTCTGCAGATTGCAATATTGCGTGTTCTAATGCCTTGTGTCTTGAAAATGTTTCAAATTCGTCAAGCAACCAGTTGAAGTGGCTTGGGTCCAAGTCCTTTGCGGATTTTAATTTTATATCATGTTTTGCGTTAACCTGTTCTACATCAGGCATAACTTTATATTCGTCCATGTAGTCTTTTACAAATTTGGCTATTGGTTGTAGTTTACGATCAAATGACTCAGGCTTGAATATGTTCTGTGCCCTTGCAAATGATTCAGCGTCTGCCAAAAGCATCTCTATGTAAAGTTTCTGTACGTCGAACGTGTATTCAGCCATTATTTGAAAAACCTTTTAAATTTATCTATTGATTTTTGTAAAGGACCATATACTTGCTCAATAAAAACTATGTGCTTCGATAATTTTTTATCTAAGTCATTTATTACTTTTTTCAGATCTTTTATCTCTTTTTTTAGATCCGCAATTTCTTTATCCATACATTTTCCTTTTCAAATCTATTTTCAGTTTACTAGACTCTGTTGTTTTTAATATTGTTTGTATAGTAAACAATCTACCGTATTTTAACACAGCATCTGCCACATCGCCAACCGTTTTATCCCATTCTGGAAATGCAACACTCCATCCAAATTCTGTTGCCTGGTTAATTAATTTTTCTCCTGGAGCATCTCTGTCTGGTATAACAATTACCTTTCTGTTAAGACTATCTATCAACTCTCTTTGTGTTTCATTTATCTCTGAGCCGAGTATGCTCACGCCAGAAACGGATATGGCATCAAATGGGCCTTCTGTAACAATAACAAACTTTCTTGTCCAATCTTGTGCGTCCATGTTGAATACATAGCCTGGTTGCACGTCTGTGTAATATTTTACTTTGTTATCACTAGTAAAAATCCTTCCTGTGTAACCTACTATGTCACCTCTCCAGTAGAATGGTATCATTAATCTTTGATTCATGTCCCACATTTTGTTTGATGAATACATGAAATCATACCAGTCCGGACCAATGCCTCGGCTCGACAAATAATTCAACAGATTGTCTATATGTGTGCGTTCACTGTTTGATAAGTTTCCTGTCGTATATTTTTCAAGCCAAACATCCAATGATAGTGTATCCTTTGGCAAACTTTTATTTTTAAATGTAATAAATTTTTTCTTTTCATATTTTACATCACTTTCTTCCTCACGCATGGCTTCTATTGCCAGCTTCCTAATTGTTTCGTCTGGTATGCCAATGTAGCCCATGAACTGCCTCATTTTATATGAAAGTTTTCTGCCGATTACATAGGAGGCCTTGTATCCACAGTTGAAGCAATGATAACTGACAGTGCCGTCAACGCTAGTCATTATACCACCACGTTTCTTTTTGTCTGCTGTTTCGCCGTTGTGTACACAGCAAGGTGCATTGAATGATATCCACCCACTGGGTGTTTTCTTTCTGCCTGTAGGCAGGCTCGTCAGAATAGTCGACTGGATCAGGTTCATAATCTATATTTTACTGTCTGTAGAGTATTTTGTCAATCACTCCAGTGTTACCAGTGCTGTTACCCCAGCTGAATCTAATGTTTTGGTAAACTCCTGTGAAATTGAATGTGGTCACTGTGGTTGAGTCACTAAATGAATTTGCAGGCTCACTTGCACCTTCCATGGTAATATCAAAGTAGTCAGTTTCCTCTGGTGATGTACTCATTGTGCCTTGTACCCTTAAAGCACCAGTGAAGTTTTTGGTATACACGGCTATTGTGTGTAGTGCCTTATTGTTGTTCAATCCTGGCTTAGCATTTATTTTTCCCGTTGTGTGTGTTAAAGGGCCGCCAGTGGCTGTAAATGATGATACGCTTGTGCTTGGAATAAATTGTGCATATGCTCCGTCGAGGACCTCCATTGTTCCTCCCGCAACGTAACTAGTATCTGCATATGTTACCAATGTACTACCATCTGATTTGATTTCTTTGATTGCATAGGTATAAAACTTCGCATCTAGTTCCAGCAAATCTCCATCTGATATTTCACAACTAGCTTGGCCTTTTGTTGAAACTGTACTACCATCATCGATAATTGTTAAATTTTTTGTGATTACGGATTGTTGCGATTCGGAGTCCACAACCTCTAATTGATAGTAGTTTCCGCTTTCAACTGTCTTTGCAGACACGTCCTGCGCCTTCTGATCCTCATTTTTAAACGTAAAGGTAAGTGGATTGGTGACCCCTCTGTGTAATGTTAACCGTCTATCGTACACTTTTGAATTCCTTCCGTGGAAACCGTTTTGGTAAGCGATTACCATTTGTGATAGTAAATACCTTGAAACTGTTTGCATAGTACATATTTAACAGTATTTATAGATATAGAATGAATGAAATTTTTAACACTCTAAGGGACAAATTCCCATTTTTAAGCCTTATCCGAAAAGGCGACTTGGAATATGTAGGCATAGTGCAAAATCAAGATACTCATGTGATCAGTTTTTATGACTATGGTAGACTGTACTCACCACAGGATAAGATGAGGTTCCTGAAGTGCGGTGAAACTTGGTGGCATGAATCCAACCGTAAATTACCAATCAACATATTTCTTAAGGGTGAGTTCAAGTATTTTAGGAGCACGTTGGTAACTTTGAACTCAAAGGATATAGATATAGTGCATGGCCCAACTGTAAGACTTTCCGATATTTCAAAGAAACGGGTGAAAAGAAGAACAATCCAATTAGTCAGAAAACCTGTTTAGTCTTTTTTCTTTTCAGGCAGTACAGAACCTGTTGTAATATAGTGTTGTGTTAAGGGACTATCTGGCTGGTAGCCATATGGTTCGATATTTTTGGAAGTTTTTCTTTTTTTATTTTTTTTGATCTTACGTCTTTGACTCTGCATCAAAACTATATTTATGCTTTTGTATTAAATTCATCTGGACTACGATTGCCTGTGCGTATGCAACAGCATGTGATTTCTTAAAAAAATAGGATCCGTCTGTTGGTTTCACCCATACTTGCTTCATTATGTCATGCCAGTCTTTATACATCAACTGTCTTTTGGCCGGACGTATGATTGCCAATACAGCCGCAAGTTGTTCAATGCTTTTTGGTTGAAGTTTACTTACGATGTTAAAGTGTCCGTTCAAGTGAAAAAGATTGTCTACGATTTTCTTATCTTCAAGCATGTCCCAATCCGGCTGTTGTATCATAAGTTCTACAAGCTCTTGCTCTGATTTGACTTCTTTGTAAATGTTAACATTTAAACAGTCTATCTTAAAATATCCACGGTTCTCAGCATCTTTGTAATCCAACGACGCATGACCAGTAACCGGGTGTTCGGGTATAGCATGGAAGTACACTCCAGTCTTATGTTTTTCAGACTTGCCTTCTTTTATCATTGAAGCTGGCGTGTGTTTGAATAACTTCAACGTATTATCTCTGTCATAAAAATCTATATCTACGTCAGGCATTATATTGTTCCTTGCATGTAATTTAACAAAAGTGCTAGTAGATATATGAATCCACATATACTTGCAACGCCAATTAAATTTCTCTTTTTGACCATTTTTCTTACATAGTGCATTAGTGTATACTCCCTTTCTCTTTTTGGTTGTGTTTTATAAATTCTTCCTTGGACCCGGGCTGTAGAAGTTCTACGACATCAAGTAACATTTTATAGCCTTCTGTGTTTAGTGTTTCAGCGTTCATTTTTGGCATAATCACTTTTCCTATTGATCCATCCTTTTTTATTGTTATTGCACAATCTCCTTCTTCAAAATCTAAGTTGCCATCAATTTCTAATTTTATTCTAGACAATTTTTGCCTCCCTTGCCGTATCCTGTACCAACATATGATCAGCAGGATAACTTTTCAGTTTGCTTGGCCAGAAACTTGGATTGATAAACCTTTCTATCATTTGTAATTGTTCATCGTTAAAAGAGTTTAACATCCTTTTTCCTGCACTGCAACCTAACAATAACCACGGACTTATCTTTCCTTGCTGTATGTGTTGCACTGCTCGGTTTGTGTTGACAAGTCTGAAGTAGTCGGACCATTGTGCGTTTTGTTCTGTAGCCCAATCCATCATTGTTGTTATGCTTCTCTGGAGTGCGGCCTCTACTGGTTCCGTTTTTAATGCCTCTATCAAATAAGTTTCATACAAATCATCTCTAGCCCAATGATCAAGTTTAATTTTTGACCTAAGCACGAAATTAATATACTTGTCAGGATACAATGGGTTGATATGCATTATAAATCTGCCAAATTTGACAAACGCATTGTAGTATGCACTCTTAACAAATTCGTCATATGTTTTTGGTTTTGAATTGTGTTGATGTATCTGATAGAATCGTTGAAATACCATAAACGCATTTACTACCCATTTCTCATCCTTTTGTAGATATCTTCTCTTTGGTTCACATAAATGAACCTGCAGTGTACGTGCCTTAGCAAATTCCTTGCCACAGTATGTGCATCTATTCGTTGAGGCCATGTGCTTCTATAAGTTCCTCTAGTTCTCGGTCTGTAATTACTTTATCCAGAGTTTCCAAGTCTGACTCTTTCCAAGTCGGGTATATCTGTTGCAGTTTTTTTAGACTCTTGTTAGGCACACGTTTCATTGGTTTTATCCAAGGATGGAATTGCTGTTGTAGTGATCCACACATGGCAGTCAGTATCCAAAGTAGTTTCTTGTGTTTGCCCAATGCGAAACAGTGTTTGTTGACGCACTCGTTGACCATCTCCACATAGTGTTCTACAAAGAATGTATCCTTTGCTGATGTATTTGATACATATCTCATCAGCATGTATGGTGAATACAAGGACTTTTCTTTGGCATCAATCCTGTCAAAATAGTCTTTGTTTCTAAAGTCTACGGCCTTAAGACCATTTCTCAAGTCAAAAAATTTTTTATTTTTTTCTGCCGGCATATTTTAGTCCAAACATTGTGCAGTCTTGTGCTGTCACAAAAGTTAATTTTATTTTATTTTGCATATGTTGTAAACCTGAAAGTTTTTTGTTAAGTTTATTTTTAGTAAGCCAATCAAAAAAATCCATGGCCCATTCTCCTTGATCCATCCACACAGCTATCTTGTCGTTGGTAACCATTATAGGGGCGTCTATTTTTATAGATTTTCTACCAAACCGAGCCATAATCAACCTGTTCACACTGTCTTGAAATTTCCTTTACAAAATACGCACACATAGGTTTTGGGCCATTGTTCAACGGCACAGCCAACATCTGTCCTGATTTAATTTATGTGGTCCTATCTCTAAAACTGCCGCTGGTGCATTAAAACTTTCTAAGAAAATTAGAGGTATGTAAAAGAAATCTGGATTGTTAGGATCTGAATTATCTAACACTGCGAACCTTAATTTCTCATCTACCCATTCCGGTATTTTTTCTAGTGTGTATGCTCTATCGTCTAGTGTAAGGATTTTCATAATTTATCTTCTCTATATTATACGGATAATTTGCCTCTTTGTAAAACTTTTTCCTAGCACCCAAATGCCTTTTGGCAAACTTGCAACTGCTGGTAATGTCCCATATCTGTACACTGTCCTTGTCCTCAGCTTTCCTTATTCCCCTGCCAATGCTCTGTATTACTCGAATAAATGACTTGCCTGGTTCTATAAGAACAAGATTAAAAATCCGAGGAATATTAATGCCAACAGCGGCAACTCCATATGTGGCAATAATAACTTTATTTGTTGCAGTAGATATTTCATCGTATTGCTCCTTTCTTTCCATATTTTTAGTTGATCCTGATACAAACACTGAACCAGGAATTTTTTTCTCAAGTAATTCACCTGCAGAGATTCTGTCGACAAGTATTAGTGTGTTACCAGAGGTTGCTATATCTTTAATTGTGTTTGCTACCCAGGTCATTCTTGTTGTATCTGTGGTCAGCCATTTTAATTCTTCACTGTATGTTTTAAACTGTGGATGATCCTGTGTTTGTATCACATTGACGTGGCAGTTGGCAAGTACACCTTTGTCTTGTAGTTCACTTGCTTGTATTCTGTTTGCAACTTCACCTATACTACATTTCAAACCCATAAACTCATAATCAGCTTTTGGCACCGTGCCTGTTAGTCCCCAACGTATGCCACAGTGAGCAAACGGACCTGTTAGTAATCTTTTCAGCACATCGGCTTTTGCCATGTGTACCTCATCTATGATCACTGTTTGTATTCCGTTACAGAATTCTTTGAACTCTGTGCTGTGTTCGTTTTTTGCTTTTTTTTCTAACACATTTAGACTCTGCCATGTGGCGATTGTGTTGTATCTGCCTACTTCTTTTCTGTCACCGTAGTAGACACCTGTATCTAAATTACAAGCAAGGAAATCTTCTTCTGTTTGTGTGACGAGACTTTTGTTCGGCACAATAGTTATTGTCCTTCCGTATGGTTCGACCAATTGGCACAGTGCCGCTGTAATAATTGTCTTACCTGCGCCAGTGGCAATCTCCTGTATGCTTTGTGGATTCTCAATAAATTTATTCAGTGTTTCTACTTGATAATCTCGCAATACAATTGGCTGTCCCGCCGCTGGATGATTGTCTGGCCAAGTGATGTGAGATAGATAATCTTGTTTTACAGTCTTAAATTCAAAATTGTGTTTTGTTCTATGGTCAACAACATCAATGTATACGCCGCCTTCGTCTAGTATAGGTACTATTTGGTCAACTAAATTTAGATATGTTGTACCTCCCAGCCCAAAAAATGAAACTTTGCCGTCCCATCTACCTAGTTTCACCGCCGGAAGATGTCTTGCGTATGGTATTTCGTATTTGAACTTATTCGAAAGACGTTTCCTCCAGTCTAGAGATAGATTCTCAAACTTCACATTTACTTCGTCTTTTATTACTAATTTGCAACTGCTCATTCTAAAGTTTTCTTATAATATGATCATGCCAATCCCAACTACTCGGCTGATGATCACTATAATACAACTTTTTTGGAAGATTTTCAAGAAGTCTTTTTAGATTGTCTGTGCCCGTAGCATAATAACCACCGCCAACTGCTACCAACGAAGCTTTTGGTTTAATTTTACTCTTTATCAATGCCCTTGGTATTCGATTCCTTACAAATATAATTTTGGTATTATCACTGATCAATTTAAATTGTTTACTCATTTGATGTAATTCATATAAGTTCTGGAAGAACTCGTGAGGCTTTTGATTATCAACCAACCAGTGTCTGTCATTAGTAAATTTATCTATGTCTTTTTTGTACATTGGCTCTTTTACATCAAATCCCCATGAACAATCATTTAATATATCGATCCCGTTAGCTTTAAAACAATCTAGCCATTCCCAAAAATTTTTTACATCTTCCTCCGCGTGTATATCACCACTTATTGGAACTAGTAAAGGGAAACAACTAAGTTCTAATAGTCCGGCAACCACTTCTCGCTTTGTATAACTTTGAGAATCTATCCATAACTTATGATGATTCTTATGTGCTATGCGATCACCTACTCTTGTATTAGCAGGTACGTTTATCCCTGTAGTGGATATACTAAAATTTTTTAGGGCATCGACTTGATGTAATGGTTTTTTATTTTTAAAGTTTTTATCCCAATAATCTTGGAGTGATTCGGCGGCATGATCTATAACGATTTCATTACCTACAAGCCTTGCTGTTGGCTGTCTGTGACCGACTATATCTTTCTTTATTTCTTCATAGTCATTTAAAAGACTGTCATCACTAAATTTAAAATCATATCTTACAGCTATCAGTGTAAGATAATATGCCGTAACATCACTATGAACGAAAGTCCATTTTTTTGTCTCTCCATCATACTGGCAGTAACCCATAGGCATATTGCGTTTATCTTTCAAACACCTTATAAGTTGTATTACTTTTTTGTTATAAGGAAATTTTATTTCTATTTTTATTTCGTTGTTATCATCAGTGTACTTTTCAATGCTTTTGTTTAAACTTATCACACGAAATTCATGTTCATAAACAGGATTATCTAATAATTTTTTTATGTCAATGCCGTATGCTTTGAACTTTGTAAGGTATCTTTTCAAGATTACCAAAGCTAATTTGCCTTGCTTCTCTGTCCATGGATATTGGGCCTCTGCCAGCGATCTTACTGTTTCATGGTCCTTTGGGTGTGGCCTTATTACGGCTGTGTTTCCCAACATTGTAGGATTTGCCCAAAAATAATCATTATATGCTAGTATTTTAAGTGCTTCGTTAATGGTTTTTGGCAAATCTGTGTGCATATCAGTCATGGTATTTTAGATAATTATTAGTATATTATAGCATAATTGGTAATATAGTCAACCATGAAAAAAACAAAAAGTAAAAAAGTAAATGTGAGGAAACAACTTAAAGTTAGGTTGGAAAATACTCTAATAAGAAACAAAAATATAGTAGGATATAAGCCTACGGAACAACAGGCATATCACTGGTTCAGGATTATAAACAGAGGTCTGTTCAACGGAAGATTACCAATGGTGTCTTTACAGGTGAAGAGATTACATAAGGATTGGGGAAGATGTGTTGCAAATTGGGATAATAGAAAAACTCCAAAAGGGAAGTTTGATCAAAGGGTAATTCCTTTCCATATACCTGTTGAATTTTACATTGAACTGCATTGTAAGTTTCCAACATGGAAGGACTTTATTGAAACATTGTCTCACGAAATGGTACACTTATATCAAATGACATGGTTGAAAGATCCTTACTCGAATCACAATTCTAATTTTTACGCTTGGAAAAATAAATTTAAACAGGCTGGACTCAACCTATCTAGGTGTTAGTTCCTTATCAAGCTCAGCATAACTTATTACTCTGCTATTGCCTAAGTCGGTTCCTGTCTGTAGATGATGTAGGTACTCAGGAGGGTTGTCATGCACCACTGTAAACTTAACGTAAGGCCTCATTTTAATACAGTCTCTAAATTGTTTTAACCATCCATCGTAGACTGCATCGCCGTTGCGTTCTCCATAACATGGCGTATCTTGATAGATGTTATTCAATTTACCTTTTCCGTATTCTTTAAAGTCATATCCAATCAAGTATATATTTTTATGTCCATGCACACATGCTGTCCAGAACGCCTGGTTACCTGATATCCAGTGTGGGTTGTTAGGTATGAGATGTATCATTCCTTTGCTGTGCTTACGATTTACCTCCAATGATGGTGCATAATGTATTGTTTTTTTTCCAACCTTATCTAGACACATCTGGGCAGTCATCTTTGCATCAACACTAAAAATGAAATCAGGAATAAAATCTCGATACAGTGCATTACAACCGTATGTCTGTCCATGTGCTTTTAGTCTGCTAAGATCAAAACCCTTTCGTGAAGGGCCGTTTCCAATACAATAGGCATTACCCCTTGGTACAGCTTTAACTTTATCTTCGTAAAATGCTTTTTCTTCAATACGTTTACCTTTACGTATGATTGTGTTTAAAATAATTTCTTCTCCGGTATACTTTTGCCATTCGATTGGAATGACTTTGTTGTTCTTATTAACTCTAAAGGTCTGTACCATAATATTTTTCCTCTAGTCTTTTCTTTATACGTTTCCATGGTAGTCCCTTTTCAATTTCATCCGGCCACCATTCAGTAAATGCCAATTTATTTGCCCAGCCTTGTCTATCTGGCATCTTAGGATTATTGATGTTATCAAATGTTATGTTACCGATATCATAACTTAAACTTGCCTCCGAGACATACACAGGTATTCCATGCACTGCCGCAGTAATGGCAGGGTTACTTGAATAACTTACTAATGCCCATGCGGATTTCAATCTCTCTGTCAGGTCAGTGTCGTCATAGGTATTTTTGTCTCTTCGCGGACCAACTATCTTGACATTTTTGTATTTGCCGGTATCAATTTCAACATGGTTCCTAGGGTGTGGCCTAATGATAATAGGCTTATCGGTGTGTTTCCTAATTTTTATTATCTGTTGGTCAAACCATTTTGACATAGGAAGATTATTACGCCACTGATGACTGCTTGTATGTTGTCCACATAAAATAATGTCTTCTCCTGTCTGCTTCCAGGGTTTAAGTTGAATGTTAAATTTTTTCCAACGTTCGGCATCAACATTTTGATTTGCAAAGTCGGCTTCTCTATTCACCCCGTTGATACCAATTTTCCAAGTTTCATTTCTTTTGATACCACCTACCTCTATCACTATAACAGGCTTGTTTAATTTCCTATATCTGTCCCAGACATCTTTATATTTTCGCATACGTCCTTGCCATAGTACACTCCATATGACGGCTACGTCTGCATCTGGTGCCTGTTTGTTTTCCCAAACTTGTTCTCCGGATGCCCTTAACGATTTAATAAATTTCGCAAAAATATCTTTTGAATTTAAAGGACCATGTGCCGGCCATACTTCTATCTTCATCAGTTGCCCTGCTTTCCTTTAGCAACTTTGCTTACTATATCCTCGGCCTGTTTGGCATCAAATTTTATTCCTCGAAACGGATCATAGTTTTCAACGTTCTGCCAGTAATCCTCATCACGAACACCTCGTAGATCGCTTTTACTACTCTTACCTAAAACCTTTCTTTTACCTTTCATGTGATCTATGTAACCACCCAGGACGCTGTTAATGAACACATGGTGTCCTTTTGCACCTGCACCCTTACCTATGTCCACTCCATCGTTTGGTGCAATTCTTTTTACGCATTGCCAAAATACATAACTGTCGTGCCATTCTAGCTCTTTAAATATTTTGTCACTTATATATAGATCGGTCCAGTATTGCATAAATTCTTTTATCTTTGGATGCCTTTTGTTGTAGCACACCCACCCACACTCCGGATACTTGGCTCCCCTACCAAGATAGTTTACTAATTTGTTACTTGGTAAGAGTCCTGTGACGAAGTCAGTTGTAATCTTTCTAAATGTAAAAGTGTCTGCATCCAGCCATAAAATATCTC